TGGTTAACTAGATAATATAATACCGATTATTACGGAAGTCCTAGAAAAATTTTGGGACTATGGGAGCGCTCCCTTCCTCATTCCAGACCTCAAACTGACCTTCCTTATACCAGGGGCCGGCCTGGCGGGTCCAATCCTTATACATCCAAGCGGGAAGATGGGATTCCAAGGTTCGCCATTCGCGAATACCAAACGGGAAAGTGGGAACTGAGGGGATGGGGACGTGGGCCTGAAATTTCCCGATTGGGATGTGATGAATCCTTATACAGCCGCAAAGTGAGGTCGCAGCTTCTCCGCGAACAGGACGCGAACCCCGGCGGCTGTCGCCGCCGAGGTCATGTCGCGTGTACCTGCACCGCCTTCGAACGCGATGACCAGCTCTGGCTTGCCGTACTCGAGCATCAGACGATTCCTGACCGGACCCGCTCGGCTTCCGTGCTTCTTCCAGTCTGCAGGCACTCCGTAAGCGGTGCAACCGTCTTTCTGAGACGCCCATTGCTCTGCGAACGTGTCTGCACCTGACGCACAACCGTGGATGACCAGCGTGATCGCTTTCTTCGCGTGAATCGCTTCGAGCACGAAGGTGACGAAGGTCGAGTCGGTGTAGTCCCGACCGCCACAGACCAGAACCCTCACAGCATGTTCTCGCTGGCGACAATCCAGACGGCTCGACCTCCGGTGAGCTCGAAGTCTTCGGTCTTCAGACGGATGTACGCCTGGCCCACCTGACCGGCGTTCTGCACGTAGCCCTGAATGCCCCAGGATCGAACCTCCGTGACGACCACCATGCAGGCGCCGAATGTGTCCTTCTCAGGGTTCACCTGAACGATGTCGCCCACTTGGACCTTGTGATATGCGGGAATGGCGTCAGTCATGACTTAGCCTCCAGAAGATGAAACGTCAGTGTCTCGTGGTTGTCGAAAGGTTGGATGAGGACGCTTCTCAATGCGTACCGTGCGTCGAGGCGGCTGGCGAACCACTTCGAGAGCTGGCGATTGTCGTCCTGCAGCAGTCCAGGTGGCCAGCCCGTCTTTCCGCCCTTGATTCGGGCTTCGACGGTGCCGTCTCGAGCGTCGTGAGCCATGCAGCCCCGTTCGGCGCAACCGGGGTCGAGCAGAATGGTTTCGACAGCCTGCGGTTTCTCGAGCTCTTGGCAGAACTTCTCCCAGGCGGTCGGGCTGAATGCCACTGCTGCCTGGTACGGGCTGGTGCGGTGCCGATAGAACGTCGCCCCGCACGCTTTGGCGAGGTCTTCGACGTTCATTCTTCGTCTTTCAGCTGGGCGGCCAGCGCTTCCAGTTGATCCGCAGACAGCTTCGAGAGCTTCTTGAGGATGGCAGTCTTGCCGGTGCGGGAGCTGACCTTCTGCTCGCGCTTGGACTTGAGCGCTTCGATGAAGTCGGGCTTGTCAGTCAGCATGTCCAGCATGACTTCGATGACTTGGCCCTGGTTGAGCTTGTGGTTCTTGGCCAGATCAGCGACACGGTCTTGAATGGCGGGATCGAGGACGATCGCGGTGCGCTTGGCGGCGGTGGCTTTGACGTTTTCAGTCATTTGTGATTTCTCCAGTTACAGCAAAAGATGCTGCGTGAATTATAGCAATCCTTATACGAGAGTCAAGGTACTGCCGAAAAAATGCCCGCGTAGGAGCGGGCAGGAGAGTCTGAAAGGAAACCATGACAGGTCGAACGTAGTATACGCCCGACAGTGAGGGGTTTTCAGTCTTCGTCGATGATGAAGCCGATTTTTCGGGAGGACTCTTCTTCTTCCTCGTCTTGTGCGAGAAGCCCGTAGGGCATTTCCTTCAGGAACACCACTGCGAGCAGTGCCAGCGGATTGTTGGTGATGAGAAGTGCAATGACAATCAGACCGATGATTGCCAAATTCAGGAGTAGAGCGTGATTCATGTCGGCCTTTCGCACAGTTTGTCGTACTGTAGCGGATTCCCGACACTCTGTCACGGGTGACTCACCTTCCAAGCCCAAGTTTTTCATAGTCGAAGTCCTCCGAATCGCCCAGGATGTTCTCGGCGAAGCCTTCCGTGCTCTTGATGATGCTCAACCGCTGCAGGCTGTGATCCTTGAGGTAGCGGTTGGAGTCGTCGAAGAAGTCCAGGATCAGGGCCACGTTCGGCCCACTCTTCTTGGCGCGCAAGCCGCGACCGATGCGCTGACGCAGCGCGACCTCGGCCTTGCCCCCGCCAGCCAGAATCACCAGACCGACAGCGGGCACGTCAACGCCCACGTCCAGAATGGTCGAACCGATCAGCACGTCGATTCGACCCGTGGCGAGCTTGTGCAGCGCGGCCTTGCGCTCCGACTGGTCGTTTTCCCCGTAGATGAACTCGGCGCGAATGCCGCCCTCGCGCAGCTTGTCCAGCAGCAGCTGACCGTGCGCTTTTTGCTGGATCAGCACCATCGTGGACAGACGGTTGCGGGCGGCTCGAGCACATTCGGCCACGATCAGGCGGTTGCGCTCGTCGTTGTTGACGATGCCCAGACGGTAGGCGGCCTGCCAGGGCGTGCCCCGCAGCAGCCCCTTGGGCTTTTCGGTCAGCTTGGCAATCTTGAAGATCGGCTTGGCCAGGATGCCTCGGTCGATCAGCAGCTTCTCCGTGACCTTGATGCCGATCGAGCCGAACGCGGCCATCAGGCGCATGTTCGATTCCTCGTCATCCTTCATGAAGGGCGTGGCGGTGATGGCCAGGCGGTAGTGAGCGTTCTTGCAGTGGCGAAGAATCTCGTAGTAGCTGTTGCCGGACGCCTCGTGCGCTTCCTCCCCGATCACGAACTCGAACTTCGAGAGCAGGCTGATCGTCTGGTTGCGGATGGCCACCTGGCGGTTCTGAACCTCGACCGGATCGTCCGGATTGGGCTCCTGCAGGCGCGAAATGAGAGTCTGAACCATGCCGACCGTCATTTTCTTGATGTAGGAGCGGCCCGACTCGTCGGTGAAGCCAAACTGACCGTCGCCGAGCACCGAGCAGGGGATGCCGAGGTCTTTCTCGAACGTCTCCTTCATCTGGTACATCAGAATCGAGCGGGTCGTCAGAAAGAGGGTGGGCCGGTTGATTCGCATGAACGCCAGGCGGGCGATTCGTGACTTGCCGCCCCCTGTGGCCACCTGAGCGATCATCGAGCCGTGCCGCACCAGTCGGTTGACCGTGTCCATCTGGTAGTCGTAACGCGGATCATCCTCAAACGCATCCACCTTCGGGTTCTCCGGCCCCAGCGGCAGGGGTAGCGGCTTGCGAACGCGGTGGACGGTCTTGCCCTGGCGGGTCAGGTGCGCCACCACGTAGTTCACGAACCCGGCGGGAAAGGTGGCTGTCCGGAAGTCGAAGAACGAGCTTCGGCCGTCCCAGTTGCCCATCTTGAACGCGGCGGTGTGCTCCGCGCCCTCAACCTTATAGGAGAGCAGCGACTGCACATGAAGTTTCACATCACGCGGCGCTTCGTGCAGTTTTGCGATAGTTGCGTTGTAGGCGATGGTGACGGAGTTGGATGAAAAATTTGTCATCAGGTGGTTGCCAAGTTCTTATATAAGGATTATAGTCCCGTCATCAGTGACTGAACAGTATTGCCTCTGATGAGCAAAATCAAACTAGAAACACGCAAGCCGTCCGAGCTTGCAGCAAACCCTTGGAACACCAACGTGGTGTCGCCGGAGAACCAGCAGAAGCTGGAAGAAAGCGTCAAGCGCTTTGGTATGTTCAAGCCAATCGTCGTGCGCGAACTCGACGGTGGCGTCCTGCAAATCATTGGTGGCCAGCACCGCTGGGAGGCTGCCCAAGCGCTTGGCCACACCGATGTGCCAGTCATCAACCTGGGTCGCATCAGCGACAAAAAGGCCAAAGAAATCAGCCTGGTGGACAACGGTCGGTACGGTGCCGACGACACCCTGCAGCTGGCGCACCTGCTGGAAGACATCGGGGTTGACGCGAACGAGCTGGCCAGCTTCATGCCGTATTCCGAGTCGGACTTCGCTTCGATCTTTTCGTCAGTCAATATATCGCTGGACGATCTTGATCTACCCGACGGGGATGAACTTTCCGCAAAAACTCCCAACTCAAAACCTGTGCAAACGCACCAGATCATGCGTTTCAAGGTTCCTGTCGATGACGTATCAGTCATCACTGACTTGATTGAACGAACGATGAAAGAACAGCGGTATGTGGACGAAGATTCACTTTCTAATGCCGGAAACGCATTGGTCTTTCTCCTGTCCAAAGTCGCAGACGAGGAGTGATGACATGGACAAGTTTCCTGAATGCGAAAGCTGCATGAACAAGGAACTGGACCCGTTCCAGTGCGACGACTGTGAAGACGCCTGCAACTTCGAGCCGTACGAAGAAGAGGAAGACGCCAGTGTCGAAGAAATGAGCATTCAGGAATTTGTGGAATTCTGGAGAAACAGACAATGACAAAGAACGCGACCGGCACATTGCCTGGCCAGATCACGGTCTGGGCCATCGACAAGATTCAGCCCTACGAGCTGAACGCCAAGATTCACGACGACAAGCAGGTCGAGCGGATCGCCAAATCCATCAAGGAGTTCGGCTGGAGCCAGCCGATCGTGGTGGACAAGGGCGGCGTCATCATCGCGGGTCACGGCCGGCGCCTGGCCGCCATCAAGCTCGGTCTGGACAAGGTGCCCGTTTGGGTGCGCGACGATCTGGATGCCGAGCAGGTGCGAGCGCTTCGCCTGGCGGACAACCGCGTCGCCATCGGTGACATCGACACCAGCTTGCTGCAGAAGGAGCTCGCCGACTTGGACTTTGACCTCAAGGGCATCTTTGACGCCAAGGAGCTCGAGTTCCTCGAGGCAGACCTGGGCGAATACAACCCTGACGCATTCGTCGAGGACATCGAGATCGAGGTCGAGAAGCAGACCAAGGAGTCGGCCAAGACGGTCGAGGAGACGGACGAGCGTGACGTGAAGATCGACAAGGCCCTGGGCTTCAAGACGATCAAGGGCGCCGATGAGCGCCACGTTGCGCGGTTCATGGCTCAGATCGAGGCCGAGATGGGAGCTGAGGGCGCCGAGGCTTTCGTCAAGTTCGTTCGCGGCGTCCTGGAGCCTCAGTCATGAGTGACGTATTCAATGGCCTGCCGCGTCGAATCAAGGTCGGGCAGTACACCTTCCGAGTGGTTGTCTCCAACGCGACAGAGCAGACCGACCTGGATGGCTGTGACGGCCTCACGGACTTCACCAAGTTCCGCATCTACCTCGATGAGTCGCTGCACCGGCAACGCGCCGTGAACGTGGTCCAGCACGAGCTGATCCACGCGATCAACTGGGTCTACGGGGTCGATGACGGCGCCGAAGAGGAGCACATCACCACGCAGGTCACGAATGGCCTGGTGGAGCTCTGGATGAGCAATCCGAAGGTCGTCAACTGGTTCGTCAAGAACTTGCGCGCCATGAAGCGCGAGAACGCGAGGGACGACGAATGAACGTGCCCATTCCTGTTCTGGTGCTGCTGTCGCTGATGGCCATTCCTGGCTTTCTGTTCACGCTGCTGTGGCTCTGGGCGACCGTGAAGCTGGCCATCATCTACTGGAAGGAAGGTGTGTTTTGACCACCTACACCCTCGACAAGAAATTCCACTCGCATGTGGATCGCACCGATCGGGTGCTGGAGATTGCCGAAGCGTTCGGCCTGGGCCTGGACGACAAGACCTTCGTGGTCTTCGACAACCAGCCCATCGACGTGGAGCAGGGCGATGTCGTCTACATCACCGGCCAGTCGGGTTCCGGCAAGTCGCTCGCGCTGCGCGAGCTGAAGGCTCAGATGACGGCCAGCGGTCTGCAGGTCGCCGACGTAGACGAAGTGCCGCTCGACTCGAGCAAGCCGCTGATCGACCAGATTGGCGCCACGACGGCCGAGGCGCTGACCTACCTCTCGATCGCCGGCCTGAACGACGCCTATCTGTTCGTTCGCAAGCCGCAGGAGCTCTCCGACGGCCAGCGGTATCGCTTTCGCCTGGCCAAGATCATCGAATCGGGCGCCAAAGTCTGGATTGCCGATGAGTTCCTGGCGGTGCTGGACCGCACGACCGCCAAAGTAATCGCCTTCAACCTTCAGAAAGTCGCCCGCAAGGTCGGCGCCACGCTGATGGTGGCCACAACCCATACGGACATGGTCGATGACCTGGCGCCGAACCTCTACATCGAAAAACGCTACCGGGAAAAGATCGAAATCGTTCGGACCCCGCAAGGCTACAAGGACAACGAATGACCGATCAAGAAACCTTCGAACAAGTGATGCTGCGCTCCTGGAGTGAGGAAGCAGGAGGCGTCTCGTTCGCGCTTTTCTCTTCTCCCAACTGTGCGCCGTGCGGTCGCGTGAAGGCCGCCCTCGAGCGCCTGGAGAACGCCGGCGTGCTGCGCCATGAGGTGAGCTACATCAACGTGTACCACGCTGCTGCGGCCGCCATGAAGACCAACGTGCGCTCGGTGCCCGTACTGGTTCGCTTTGAGCAGGGCCGCGAGACAGGGCGCCTCACGGGCGATCAGAACGAGCCCAAGCTGCTGGATTTCATCAATGCCTGACATGAGCCTGACCGACGCGGCAATCATCTTCCTGGGCGCCTACACGGTGGTGTTCCTGCTCGGGCTGCAGTCGCGCAACGTGGTCGCGGGTCGCTACGTGGCGGCCATGCTGACCTCGGCCGGCATTTCACTGTCGCAGTTCATCTTCGTGAAGTACGCCGCCAGCGGATCGCTTGCGGTTCTGACTATCTCCACGATGGGCGGCTGCCTGGGCATCGCCAGCGCGATCTGGTTCTACAAGAACGTCATGGACAGGAAGCGCCGATGATCGACAACCAAGACATCCTGATCGAGCGCCGGCAGGTGCCCAAGAACCACATGCTGTCGCTGCTGCCCAACATCTACGTGGAGCGCGGCGACATCGACGACTGGAACCTGCTGCACGAGCTGCACTACAAGGCAGAAAGCCTGGGCATCGGACCGCGCATCTACCGCTGCGTGCTGGAAGAGGGCGGCCGGCGCCAAGTGATCGGCGTGGGCGTTATGACGGTGCCAAAGATGCTTCTAAGCGGCCGAAACGAGGTTTTTCGGCACTTGAAGCCCAATACGGGCGGCATGGACAGCCGTCTAATCAACCGCACTCGAGCCTATTGGATCAATGACCACGCCTGCACGAACAGCCGGCTGGTGCTGGACACGATGTACCGTGGCGCCGGCATCGCCTACCGCATGCAGAACATCATGATGCGAATGACTGGCTGCCAGGTGGTCGAGTTCCAGTCGTCGATGTCCAAGTTCAACCCGTTTGCCGCCAAAGCCGGTATCCGATTCACCAAGCCACGCCGTAGTGCCAACTACGAGAAGGGTGTCAAGTTCTTCCGGCGCTGGTTCGACTCCAATCCATCTGACTTCATGGGTGTGATGGCCGAACTCAACGCCATGCCGGCTGCCGTGCGTGCCAAGTGCGAGCGGGAGATGCGGGACTTCTACTACGCCTGCTCGGCCCTGGAGAAGACGGGCAACGCCCGCTTCCGTGGTGAAGACCGCCGCGAGACGATGGAGGTCGGCTACCTGCTCAAGAGCCTGCAGCAGCTGGTTCTGGCCAGCCCGCTGTACGGGGTCTACATCAACCCCGACGCCAGTCCCGAGAAGGGCAAGAGCACGCTGCCGGCCCGCGTTCCGGTCATCGCTTTCGACAACCAACCCACCGACCAGCCTTTGGACTTGTCCAGGCTGCCCTGAACCATGCATCTGACAGCCAAACAAATCGAACTCCTGAGCGTCATCGGCAAGCGCAACGAAGACGGCGGCGCCACCGATCTCGACCAGATTCTCGAGCGGCTCTCGTACAAGCCGACCAAGCAATCCCTGCAGTTTTCGATCCGCGCCCTCATCGCCCATGGTCTGATCCAAAAGGACGCGCCTGAGAAGCGTAGGGGCCGCACCAGAACTCTCATTTCCCTCACCAAGCAGGGCCAAACGATGATGGGTTCCGCAAAGCCCTCTCCGGCGTTTGTCGAGACCGAAGCCGACGATCTGCTGAGTGACATTGCTGAAATCCTCGAACCCTGACCCTGCGGGAAACTGCGGGAATTTCCCTTTCCCTTCTATATATATAAGTAATAGATGACTGAAGAAATGAAAGTAGATGAAGCGGCTGCGGGATTTCCCACCCCACGGGAAGTCGAAGAGCTGGCCCTCACAGTGGATGCTCAGATCATGAAGCTGCTCGGGCTTCGGTTCGAGATTCAGGACGACATCATCAAGGTCTGGGCTCCGGAGGTGGAAACGCCCGACGAGACCAACTGGATGTTCGGTGAGCGGTTCTCCTGCAACCTGGCCGAATCCATGAACGTGCTTGACGGGCTCAAGGTCGAGGTCGAGTTCTTCGAGGAAGACGGCTGGCATTGGGCTCGTGTGGTGTTCGGTGAAGAAGGCGAGCTCGAGACGGCCGAAGCGCCAAGCAAGGAGTTGGCCGGCGCATTCGCGTGCTGTGCGGCATTGTTTGGCCGATCCGGAGGTAAGTCATGTGTGACTTGACAATGTGTAGCAAAAATGATACAGTCGCCCAGAATTCAAGGCTATCTCCTCTGGGCGTCTTCTCCACGCCCATTTTTTTTGACCGAAAGAACGAGAAGTGACTGAGAAGGCAGAAAAACGCGGGATCAAGCCTGGAACCAAGACGAAGGGCAAGCTCTCGGACAAGGCATGGGCCGAAGCCACGACCCTGTGGAAGCAGGGCGTGGTCACGCTCGAGGAACTGGCGGCCAAGTACGACCGTCATCCCCAGTCCTTCGCCCAGTATTTCCGCCGGCGCGGCATCAAGAAGGGCCAGGACAAGGAAAAGATCGCCAAGAAGGTTGAGGCGGCCGTCGAGAAGCAGGAGCTCAACGACGCGCAGATCATCGCCGCTCGCATTCGCGAGACCAAGGAAGATCACTACAAGATGGCCAGCGGTCTGGCCAAGCTCACCTGGGCCGAGATTCTCAAGGCCAAGCAGGACGGCGTACCCGTCGGAACCGCAATCAACAACCTCAAGGCGCTGGAGAGCGCCATGAACGTGCTCAAGAAGGCCCGCGAGGAGCGCTACAGCGTTCTCGGCCTGGATCGTCCGGACGCTATCGACGAGAACGACGTGCCGGAACTGGTGATCTCGGAGCTCACGGCCGATCAGATCGCCGCGTTGCGCGAGCGTTCGTTCCGCGAGATGGATCAGCTCGAGATCAACGGCGACATCGAGGATGTTCCGCCGGACGAGCCGGATGACGTGGTCGAGGAGTCCTGATGGCATCAAAGGTCGGGCTCTCGCTACACCCCAAGCAGATGGAGGTCTACCGCAGCCAGGCGCGGTATCGCGTGGTCGTGGCCGGCCGACGCTGGGGTAAGACAGCCCTGTCTCGGGTGCTCATCATCAAGAAGGCCCAGAAAAAGAAGCAAAAAATCTGGTACGTGGCCCCCACGTACAAGATGGCCAAGCAGATCATGTGGGTTGACCTGATGGACGCGATTCCTCGCAAATGGATTCGCAAGGTCAACGAAACCAGCCTGACGATCACGCTCATCAACGGCACCCGCATCGAGCTCAAAGGCGCAGACAAGCCCGACTCGCTGCGAGGCGTCGGTATTCACTTCCTCGTGCTGGACGAGTTTCAGGACATGGCCGAAGAGGTCTGGACGCTGGTGCTGCGCCCGACGTTGGCTGACACGGGCGGTCACGCGATCTTCATCGGCACCCCCAAGGCCTACAACTACCTCTACGAGCTGTACAAGAAGGGCCAGAACTCGGCGCTCAAAGCCGCCGGCGAGTGGGAATCCTGGCAGTTTCCGACCATCACGTCCCCCTTCATTCCGCTCGATGAGATCGAGGCGGCCAAGAAGGACATGGACGAAAAGAGCTTCCGCCAGGAGTTCGAGGCGTCTTTCGAGACCATGTCCGGCCGGGTGTACTACCCGTTCGACCGTCACACTCACGTTCAGCAGCTGGAGTTCAACCCGAAGCTGCCGATCTGGGTCGGTATGGACTTCAACATCGACCCGATGTCCACGGTGATCTACCAGCCTCAGCCCAATGGCGAGCTGTGGGCCATCGACGAGATCGTGCTGTTCGGCTCCAACACCGAGGAGGTCTGCGAGGAGCTGGAGAAGCGCTACTGGCGCAACCAGGCGCAGATCGTCATGTACCCCGACCCTGCCGGCGGCCAGCGCCAGCACGCTCGAGGCGAGACCGACATGGACATCCTGCGCGAGAAGGGATTCAAGCGCATCAAATACCGTCGCAAGCACCCGCTTGTGGCAGACCGCGTCAACGCGGTCAACCGGATGCTCAAGGACGCCAACGGAAACGTGCGGCTGCGTATCGACCCGAAGTGCAAGCACTTCATCAACGCCCTGGAGCAGACGATTTACAAAAAAGGCACCCGAGAAGTGGATAAATCCATGGGTATCGAGCACTCGGCCGACGCCGGCGGTTACTGCATCGAGCTGGAATTCCCGGTACGCAAGGTCGAGATTGGCGGCTTGTCAATCTGAGGATTGACTAAGTCACAACTGACGTATAAGATAGGAAAAATCATGCCGACACTCCTGAAACCAGGCGAAGCGTTCGCCGTTGACCCCAAGTCCCCGATCGCGGGAGGCACCGTCGCGCCGCAGACTGACGACCAGAAGAAGCTGCGTGCGCTCATCGAACGTCGGCACCCGGAGTACCACGAGTACAAGGACCACTGGGACTTCCTCGAAGACACCTACGAGGGCGGCCGCGAGTGGTTCAAGGACAACGTCTTTCGGTACATCAAGGAAGGCGACCAGGAGTTCTCGGACCGACTGAACCGCGCCTACCGCTTCAACCACAGCCGCGAAGTCGTGGACCTGCTGAACAAATACCTGTTCAAGCAGAACATCGTCCGCAACGAGGCTGACGCTCCCGATTCCGTCAAGCGCTTCTGGCAGAAGTCCACAAAGAACGGCCTGCACATCAAGGAGCTGTCGCGCCAGATCAGCAAGAAGTCCTCGATCTACGGCCGCATCGGCATCGTCATCGACAACACCAACGGCGTGGGTGCCGCGCCCGTGGTGTCCAAAGCCGACGAGAAGAATTCCGGCGTTCGCACGTACGCCTATGTTGTCGGCCCCGAGCAGCTGCTCGATTACGCCTTCGACGAGGATGGCGCGCTCGAGTGGATTCTGATCGAGGAGTGCGTGCGAGACGCCGCCGATCCTTTCGAGTCCTCTGGCGACGAGAAGGAGCGCTACCGTCTGTGGACCAAGCAGCAGTGGATGCTGTTCGAAGAGGTCAAGGAAGGCCGGCGCAAGGTCGTGAAGATGGTCGATTCCGGCGATCACGGCCTGGGCATCGTGCCGGTCGTGCTGGCTGACAACATCATCTCCGATGAGGAGTATTGCGCTCAGTCGCTGATCGACGAGATCGCGTACCTGGATCGTGCGGTGGCCAACTACCTCTCGAACCTGGACGCCATCATTCAGGACCAGACCTTCTCGCAGCTGGCCATGCCGGCGCAGAACGTGCTGCCTGGCGAGGACAATTACACAAAGCTCACCGAGATGGGCACCAAGCGCATCTTCCTCTACGACGGGGAAGGTGGCGCGCAACCGTTCTATCTGTCGCCTGATCCAAAGCAGGCGCAGATGATCCTGGCGGTCATCAACAAGATCATCAGCGAGATTTACCACACGGTCGGTCTTGCCGGTGAGCGGACCAAACAGGACAACGCGGTCGGTATCGACAACTCTTCCGGCGTGGCCAAAGCCTACGACTTCGAGCGAGTGAATGCTCTGTTGGCGGCCAAGGCCGACTCGCTGGAGGCGGTTGAGAACAAGATCGCGCACATCGTCGCAAAGTGGAGCGGTGAAGATGCTCGCATCGAGAAAGACCTCGTGTCTTATCCCGACGACTTCGACACTCGTGGCCTGTACGACGAATTCGACATCGCCGCACGACTCATGCTCATCAGCGCACCGGACGCGGTTCGCCAGGAGCAAATGAAGGCGGTGCTCGACAAGCTGTTCCCACAGCTGGCCAAAGACCTTCGCAAGAAGATGGAAGCCGAGCTGAAGAGCTGGCCTGTCGATCCGATGGAACTGACCCAAGACCCGAACGCCGCGCCGGCAAAGAAGGACGAGGGGGCAGGGAAGTCGAAAAGCAATCAAGGGGCCGTAGGCACCTCGAAGGAGGAATAACCCTCCGCACGCCGACAAGAGACTGTCGGCGTTTCCAAAACTGATGACCAAGAGAACGGTCAGAAAGGCATACGATGTTCGTAACTCGCAATGTTGCAATGAAGTACCGCAACCCCACCAACGGAGATGGTGGAGACGGTGGCGGTTCGGGTGGTGGTGGTTCTGGTGACGGTGGCCAGGGCGGTGGTGACGGTGGTGGCTCGGATGACGATGCTGCGCGAAAGGCTGCTGAAGAAGAAGCTGCTCGCAAGGCTGCGGAAGAGGCCAAAGCCGGCGGCAAGAAGCCCAGCGACGAAGAGGCTCGTCTTCTCAAGGAGAACATGAAGAAGAAGGAGCAACTCGACAAGGCCAACGCGGAGCTCAAGAAGGCTCAGGAGATGCTGAAGTCCTTCGAAGGCATCGACCCCGTGGCAGTCAAGAAGCTGCTCGAGGATCAGCGCACGGCCGAAGAGAAGGCTCTGGAAGCCAAGGGCGACTGGGACCGTCTGAAGGCTCGCATGGCCGAAGAGCACGGCAAGGAAGTTCAGACACTGCAAGAGCAGATCAAGCAACTATCCGAGCAGCTCAATAACACCCAAGGCACCATCAAAGACCTGTCGATCGGCACGCAGTTCAGCCAGAGCAAGTTCATTGCCGAGGAGCTGACCCTGACGCCGGCGAAAGCCCGTGTGATCTACGGCGATTACTTCGACGTGGAAGACGGCAAGGTCGTGGGTTACGACAAGCCGCGTGGCGCGGCCAACCGCACCGCCATCGTTGACCAGTACGGCAACTCGGTGGCGTTTGAGGACGCGCTTCGCAAGATCGTCGAGGCTGATCCGGAGAAGGACCATCTGCTCAAGAGCAAGATGAAGCCTGGCGCCGGCTCGGATTCGCGCAAACCTGCCGGTAGCACAAAACCGGAAGTGCCTGCTGATGGTATTTCCAAGATTGCGTCCGGACTCAAAGGTCTGAAGATCGCTTGATACTAAGTCACCGATGACTTGCATTTTTCCACAAATTGTGGTATAGTGCTGCCTCATCGGTGACTTAGAGCGACGTAAGGGCCGAGACATTGACAACCTCCCCTGGAAAGGATTCATCAAATGGCTCTCCTGCGCCAAGAAGCTGAAAAGCTGAGCAACAACCAGCTCATCTCCGGCGTGATCGACCAGATCATCGACCGTGACGACCTCATGGCCGTGCTGCCCTTCGTGGGCGTGAACGGCAAGGCCTATGTGTACAACCGCGAAAACACCCTGGGTGGTGCATCGTGGCTCGACCCGAACGAAGCGATTGGCGAAAGCGCCGCTACGTTCACCGAAGTCGTGGCCAAGCTGCGTATCCTGGCTGGCGACGTGGATGTGGACAAGTTCCTGCAAACCACCATGGGCGACACCAACGACCAGATGGCGATCCAGATCGCCAAGAAGGCCAAGGCTGTCTCTCGTGAATTCCATCGCACCATGGCTCGCGGCGACGCTACCGCCAACACGAAGGAATTCGACGGTCTGCCCGCTCTGGCTGCTGCTGCTGGCGGCACCCAGACCGTGACTGCCGGCGCCAACGGCAACGCCCTGACCCTGACCATGCTCGACGAACTCGTTGACAGCGTGCCCAACGGTCCTGACGTGATCGTGATGCGTCGCGGCACCATCCGCGCCTTCCGTGCTCTTCTGCGCGCCACTTACGGCACCGACGCCGTGATGCAGCAGCTCGAGAATTTTGGCCGCCCCATGCTGACTCACAACGGCATTCCGGTCATCATGAACGAGTTCCTGGCCGCTGACGAAGCCCAAGGCTCCAACGCCAACACCTGCTCCGTGTACGCTCTGCGTCTGAACGAGCTGGATGGTCTGCACGGCCTGTATGGCGGCGACAACGCCGGCATCGTGGTCGAGAACATCGGCACCGTTCAGAACAAGGATGCCACCCGCATCCGTCTGAAGTGGTACACCGGCATGGCCCTGAAGAGCACCCGCTCCATCGGCCGCCTGAAGGGTGTGTCCAACATCTGATCGGTGTTGGCAGTCAGTCACAACTGACGTACAATAAGGGCAAGCTCAAAAGGCTTGCCCTTTTTTCTTTTGTAAAGGAGTCATCTCATGAAAATTCGTATCGTCCAAGCTGGCTACGAAACATTCAACGGTCTGCTCGGCGACGTGAAGTTCGAGAACGGCCTGTCCATCAAGGACGTGAGCGGTGAGCAAGCCGCCTACGTGCGTTCGATCTTCACCACCGAGGAAGTGAGCGACGAACAGTCTGACGAGAGCGCCCAGAGCGATTCCGTCGATCCGCAAGCTCAGAAGGATTTGACCCCCGAAGGTCAAGACGAGGGCGAGAAGCCGCAAGAACAGGCGGAATTGACCCTGGAAGGTCAAGACGCTGAAGGTGCAGCGGAATGAAGTTGCGCCTGACCCAAGCAGGTTTCGAGAACTACACCGGCCAGATGGGCGTGGTGTGGTTCGAAGACGGCCTGTCCACCACTGACGTGTCACCCATTGACGCCGTCCGCATCTCTGCCGCCATCGGCGCGGACTGGGAAGACGGCTCGCCCGCTAATGTCGGCGACATGTATCTCAACAGCATGGACGTGCCCGCATACGTGGGCATGGCCGACGGCACGCCCGTCGAGCCCGTCTCTGCACCTACAGGCGATCAGCAGCCCACTCAAACCGACGGCACGATCTACACCGAGGATGACCTCGCCAAGATTGCCGATGAGAAGGGTATCGCTGGCCTGCGCGTGATCGGCGACCCGATGGGTGCCAAAGGCACTTCGATCGTTGGCTTGATTGCCGAAATCCTCAAGAAGCAGGCCGTCAAGCCCGAGCCCGCAGCGGAGTAAGAAATGCTCGATGTCTTCCTGAACAACACCGATGTCACATTGACAATCGACCTGGCGGATTCCAGTGGAAATCCGCTGAACGTCGATGCGGTGCAGTATCGCGTCGTCGATCAGGACGGCAACGTGCTCGTGACGCAGTCTGCACTCGCCGGCTTCACCGCAGGCGATCTGCAGGCGACCGTCACCATTCCCGCCAACAAGAACCAGCTGGCTTCGGGCAGCGTGCGCGAAGTCCGCACCATCGAGCTGATCTGCCAGTCCCAGAGCGGGACCATCGGGCTCGTCAAGAGCTACGGCATTGAGGCGCTCGATCCGCTGAAGGTTCCGGACACGAGCTTTCAGTCGTACGCCTCGGCCGAGCTCATGGCAATGAGCATTCCGAACCTGGCCGCCTACAACGCGGCCTCGGAGCAGGAAAAGATTGCCGCGCTCATGGACGCTCGCGAGCACATCGTCCAGCTGAACTTCGGGCTGCTCAATTCCAACACCAACTTCAGCCAGGACCAGTTGCAGTACGTGCCGGAGGGCTCGTTTCAGTCGAGCTACGTGGCTCGCAACTCGCTCTTCCTGTTCAACGGCAATCTGGCGCTGCTCGATCAGTCGCAGTTCAACCAGTTGCCGGAGAAGTTCAAGCGTGCGCTGCGCCAGGCGCAGGTTGTCGAGGCGAACGCGATTCTGGGCGGCGAACCTGACGACACCAAGCGTGGCGCCGGCATTGTCGAAGAGCAGATCGGCGACACCCGCACGAAGTATGGCCAGGGCGCCGCACTGCGTCTGCCGGTGTGCCGGCGAGCACTCGGCTACCTGAGCTACTACGTGACCTTCGCCAAGCGGATCGGACGCGCATGATCTACGACGAGTTCGCCCAAAAGCTGATGACCGAGTACAGGATGTTCCTGATCGGTCTGACGGGTCGATACCTGGCTCTGATGGCGCCAGGCGTTGACGTGTCTCCAATGGCGATCGGTCAGCTCGAAGCATCGGGCAAGGCGCTTCGGAGCACATACATGGCGATCGCCGAGCGTAGCGTCAACGACTTCGTCGAACAGATGAGCGGCAAGGCGCTGGCAGACTCGACTCAGGCGTTCATGCAGCGCATGTCGTCGATCACGCTGCACAACATCCAGACCCTGACCGACCGCATGAAGGGCATGAAGAACAATTCGCTCGATGCGGTCAAAGAGAATATGCACGGTGCGATGGGGCTGCTGCTGCAGCGCCAACTGACTCAGCCCGAGTTCACCGTGCAGACAGCAAGTGGACGCACCTACAAAGCAGATTCGCTCGTTCGCACGGAAGCTCGCCAGTTCGGCTACAGAGCCTGGCTCGAGTCAGAAATGGAGCGCATCGCCGAATCGAGCGACCTGGCGGAAGTCCGCTATGCCGACCCCGAGCATGAGAACCACGGCCTCGTGTTCTCGATCTCCGGCAAAACACAAGGCTATCCGAGCTTCGAGGACATCTCTGAGCCGGTGTTTCACTACAACTCCAAAGCAACGGTTGCACCCCATGTTCCGGCCTAACAAGACCTGCATCGTCGCCGTGTCATCGGGCAAGAACGATGTCTACGGCCAGCCACTGCCGGCGCGTCGCGTCAAGGAGCAGTGCGCCGTCGTGAAGCTGACGACAGCCAGCGTTCAAACCAACGTACGAGCCGACAGCTCAGCCTCTCGCGGCAATGCGCGTGAGCTGACTGCGGACGCCGTGATTCTGCTGACCCGATTCACTGCCGCGTCGATCAACGACATCATCGAGATCGAAGGCATCAAGCTGCGGGTCATGGCCAAACATCCGCGCTTTGACATTCGGGGTGTGCTGGATCACGTCGAAGTCGAATGCACCATCTGGAGCTGACATGGACCTGATGCCGATCGCAAACAAGCTGGAGTTCGAGGGCCTTGGCGTCCAGGGCTCGACCCTGTTCATCAACTTCATGCCCGATGAGTGCAAGGAAGGCATTCTGCTCCGCAGCCCGCTGATCGGTACGAAGATCGACCCGAACCTGCCTGGCTACTACAAGACCGAGTTCATGGTGGTCGTTCGCACGCCTCGCTACGAGTCGGGCCTGGGCATCATCAAGGACGCAATGACAGCCCTTACGCTCTTTGCGACCGACATCGACGACATCCACATCAAGCGGTGCTACCCGCGCAACCTGCCGGCCACGTTCCCCGTGAGCGATGGCAACTACTTCGAGCTCCAAGTCGTGTTCGAGGTCGTCTACTGCGGAACGGCCTATGGGTATCCGGCTTGAGGGTGTCGATGAGCTGATGACCATCCTGCAGCAGACGGGCGAGAAGGCCCAGCGCGGGGTGTACCAGCAGATGAAGAAGGAGGCGCTCGAGATTCAGCGCCTGGCTCGTCTGTACGCGCCCATCGACCACGGCAACCTCGAGGATGCGATCTCGGTCGAGGAGATGGAGGGCGAGCGCGACAGCCGAGGCCGAATGGGGCGCAAGTCGGTCGTCGTCTTCGTGGACATGTCCCAGGAAGGCTACGAGGGCGAACCGATCGGGCAGTACGCCTACATCATGCATGAGTACCTGGCGCCCTACGGCAAATTCAAACTTGGCCCCTTGTCGCAGCTGAAAAACAAGGGCAATGGAAAAGTTGGCGGTAAGTTTCTTGAGCGTGCCATCAATGACGTTTCACAAGAGATGATGAAACGACTTGTGGACGTGGCAAGGACTTACTACTAAAAGCACTGGACATTTTGCCGCATTTGTGGTAGAGTGCCGGCACCGGCGAAGTCATTAAGCAGTGACTTCAATCCCCTTTGCAAAGGAGCTTTCGAATGGCATCAAACACAAAAAACGTGAAACTTGGCGTTTGCCAGGTTTTCTTTGACGGCGTTGACCTGGGCTTCACCCAGGGCGGCGTGGAAGTCACCGTCACCACTGAGACCCACAAGGTCAACATCGACCAGTTCGGTAACACGACCATCAACGAGTACATCATGGGCCGTGAAGTCATGGCCAAGGTGCCGATGGCTGAAACCACCCTGGAAAACCTCGTGACCATCATGCCTGGCGCGACCCTGTCTGCCATTGGCGGCACCGTCGCTACTGGCTCTCTGACCGTCGCAACTCAGCCCGCTTCCGGCGACACCATCGTCGTGAACGGCGCCACCGTGACCTTCCGCACTGCTCTGACGGGCGAAGGCAACGAGGCTCTGATCGGCAGCAACGCCGCCGGCACCGCCACTAACCTGGCTGCAGCCCTGAACGCTTCGACCGATCCCAAGATCGCTCAAGCCAGCTACGCCGCCGCTGCTGGTGTCGTGACCGTGACCTTCGGCTCGCAGCTGGCCTACGGCAACGGTGGCAAGAAGGGTGCTGACGGCAACGCCTTCACTCTGGCCACTGGCACCGCCGGCGCCAAGGTGACTGTGTCTGGCGCAACCCTGGCAGGCGGCACTGACCCCACCGGCCAGTCCGTGTCGGTCCCGACCGGCGTGGGCAACAACCTGCTCGACTACGCCAAGGAACTGCGTATCCACCCCGTTGGCAAGCCTCTGACCGACAAGTCCGAAGACTTCGTGATTCCGCTGGCTGCAACCGCCGGCGCCATGAACTTCGCGTACAAGCTGGATACCGAGCGCGTGTACAACACCGAGTTCACCGGCTATCCGGACGCAAACGGCAAGCTGTTCAGCGTGGGGGCTTAAGCTCTTTCACAACTGACTGAAGTCGTATAGAATAGGCCTCGCCAAGTGCGAGGCCTTTCTTTTTGCACAATCGAGGAGTGAGAATGACAAAACTTTTGAACCTGAACCAGTTGGCTGCCAAGGAGGTTCGCGAAGTACAAATCGGCGACAAGACATATTCGATCAAGGAAATGTCGGTCGAGGACTTCATCGAGACCACTCGGGTGGCTGAAGAGATGGAGAAAGAGGCGAGCTATGCAAAGCAGCTGGAGGCGACGGTCAAGCTCATCAAGCGAGCAGTGCCCGACCTGGACCCTTCGAGCGTGCTGAGCCTTTCGCTGGATCAGCTGCGTGCGCTGACGGCATTCATTCGAGGTGAAGACCCCGAGAAGCTGGTCGAGGCAACGCAGGCTGCTCAGGCAGAAGCGGGAAACGTGTAAAGGGCGCCGCGCAAGAGGTGGACTTCGGGTTCATCTTCTGCGAGGTCAGCCACTTCTATTCGATGTCGTACCAGCAGGTCATGGCAATGCCAATCAGGGCCTTCTGGTTGATGAGCGGCAACATTCGCCGCCTGCGAGCCTCGAACGATATGCGAACCCTTGCGGTCGCTGCGGCAGCACAAAGCGCCGATGGCTACAAGGAAACGCACGAGAGGCTGGTGCTGGAGATCGGTACGGTGTACGCCGGCCCGACGAGTGTCGAACGTGACGAGGCAGGGTTCAATGAACTGAAGATGATGGCTGCGGCGATGTAAAGGAAGCGAAATGCTGGGTGGTGACATCAAGGTCGTAATGACGCTGGACGACGGCGACTTTACGGTCAAGACAATCAAGGCGGGACGTACAGTCCAGGAGCTCAAGCGCTCCATCGACCAGACCGCCAAGTCGACGCAAGCCCTGGAGCATCACTTCACGGGCCTGGGCGGTCGCTTCCGTTCAATCGTGCAGACAGCCTCGCTGCTGCGCTACGCCATGCACGATGTTCACGACATCTTCATGGCGCTGCCAGGCGCGATCCTGAAGACCTCCGGCGAGGTCGAAAAGCTCACCAAGCTCATGGAGGGCATGAGCAAGGAGACCACGCAGGCGGCTCGACAGGCCGAAGCGCTCTCCAACGTCAAGTTCGTGTTCGACCTGGCGCAGCGTGCGCCGTTCGAAGTCAAGACGCTGACGGATGCCTTCGTCAAGCTCAAGTCCGGCGGTCTGGACCCCACCAACGGGTCAATGCAGGCGCTCGTGGACTCCGTCGCAAGGTTCGGCGGTTCGTCCGAGGCAATGCACCGAGCCTCCATCGCGATTCAGCAGATGGCCGGCAAGGGCGTCATCTCGATGGAAGAACTGCGTCAGCAGCTGGGTGAAGCCGTTCCGAACGCGATCAACATGATGGCCCAAGGCGCCGGCATGTCGATGCCCAAGTTTGCCAAGCTGGTGTCAACCGGCACCGTCGAGGCGACGCAGGCCCTGAACAACATGTTCGCCGTCATGCGCTTTCAGAACGATGGCGCAGCCGAGGCGATGATGAACTCATGGACGGGCATGCTGGCCCTTCTGAAGACGAAGTTCGACCTCTTCAAGCTAGAGGCTGGCAAGAGCCAGTTCTTCGAGGAATCCAAGAATCAACTGCAAGACCTGATCGACATGTTCGGCACGGCGCAGGCCAAGCGCTTCGCCAACGATCTGGGTGAGGGCTTGGCGCAGCTCGTGCGCGTGCTTCGTAGCGCCGTCGAGTTGATGATCCAGTGGTCTGATTCCATCAAGCTCGCCGGCCAGGCGTTCATCGCTTACTTCGTGGCCAACCGGGCGCTCGAGGCATTCAAGGCGATTCGCGGCTCGATCGACGGTCTGGTGCAAAAGTACCAGGACGACATCAACGCCAAGCGCAAGGCGCTCATCGACAAGCAGACGCTGATCGGCAACGAGATCGCGGCCGAGGAAGCTGCGTTCGCACGCAAGCAGGCGCTGTGGGCTCGCGAACAGGCTGCGCTCGAGAAGCAGGACGCATCCGAGCGAGCAGCTGCCATCAAGAAGATGGAGCTCGAGCGCAAAAAGACCGCTGACGAGATCGCGGCTCGCGTGGCTCGCTACAACGAGCTGAATCGCCTGCAGCAGCAGTTTCTCGGTCAGCAGATGGCGGCCGAACTGGCTGCCGAAGCCGCCATGCGCCAGAAGAAGGCCGGTTCGAGCGCGACCGCTCGCGCATACCAGTCCGAAGCTGATCGCCTGGGCAACAACGCCTCGATTGTCGGCAACAACGTCTCGACCATTCAGGCTGAGATCGACGCTCTGAAGCGCCGCGAGGCAGCGCTTCTGGCCAGCATCAACGCTACGCGCACCTCCAACATGGTGTCGGCGCAGAGCAACGCAATCGCCGCCGAATCCGCGTCTCACGCTCGCACGATCGCCGGCCTGATGTCGCAGAAGGCCCAGGCAGCCATCGGTGCCGCCAACGGCATTGGCATGATGACTCGCGTCATGGCCGGCGCCAAGGTCATCTTTGATGCGTTCGGCGGCTGGGTGGGTCTGGCAATCGGCGTTCTCGTCACCCTGGGCCAGAAGCTCTGGGAGTACATGAACCGCTGGGAGGAGTTCAAGAAGATCGTCGATCGGACCAAGCAGGGCATCGCCTCAACCGAGGACATGGAGTCTGCGAAGGCTCGTGCCGATGAGGCCGCCAAGTCCGTCAAGACGCTTCAGACCATTCTCGAACAGCTCGACAAAGATGGCGCAAGCGCTCCCCGCTCGATCAGCCGTGCCCTGGGCGCAGGCTTCCGTGATAATCGAGGCGGTGCGGACGTTGCCGCATACCGCGCATCCATCGAAGCTCAGCTCAAGGAAAAGAAGGGCATCTACGAGCAGGCGACGACTCAGTTCAGCGAGCAAAAGCGTTTGCTGGATGAGGACGCGGCTTCCAAAGACCTGTCGCAATACCAGCGCACCTTCCGTCGCGAGACGCAGGGTCGCGTGGATGAGCTTCGCAACCAGTCCGCCGAACTCGACAAGGCCGAGAAGGATGCTATCGACGCCGCATCTCGCCGCGCCGAAGCCTCCGGTCGCAAGATCACCGAGAGCGAGCGCGAAGCCATCTCCAAGCAGTTCATCGACAAGCGCAATGCGCTGGTCAAGGCTCGCGAGCAGTACCTGCTGGACTTCGCCCTAGGCAAGAAGCGTGAGATCGACGAGGCGATTGCTGCCGCGAAAGACCCGCGCCAGAAGCAGGTGCTCGAGGCTCAGCGTCAGTTCGTCAATGACCAGATTCGTGCCGCATCGGATGCACTGAAGGCTGCCGGCAATCTGGGTCGCATCGGCATTGCCGCGAAAGACCCCAAGAAACCGCTCAAGGAAAGCCCGATCATCCGTCTGGCCGAGCAGCTGGAAGGGGAGGTGGCCGCCGCCAAGGCCAAGCTCGCCGCCACGCTGAGCGACGCCCGTGACCTCAACAGCCTGAAGCAACAGGTGATGTTCGAGGCCCTGGGCGACCTGGCCGCCGGCAAGTTCGATGAGCGCGTCCAGAACGCCGAGGGCGAGATGGTGCCCACCCGCATGGGCGGTGAGAAGGAGCGCAAGGAGTTCGTCAACCGCTTCCGCGCATTCATTGCCGAGGGCAAAACCGACATCAACGCCTTCATCGACAGCCTGGCCACGCTCAAGGAGAAGGCGCAGTTCAAGGACATCGTGTCCAAGATGATCGACAAGAAGAGCGTGGATGACTCCATCAACGCCCTGAACGCGATCAAGCAGGTCGGCATCGACACATCGGATGCGCTCACTCGCTCGGCCGAGGAGTTCGTCAATCGCGGTCTGGTCAAGGAAAACAGCTTCCTCGACGAGACGATCAAGCGCGTCAAGAAGCTCGAAGCCACCGTCACGCAGGGCACCGAAGCCTATCGGATGTTCACCGCGATGCGCGACAAGGCGCTCGTGGACGCCAATCAGGTTGACATCAACAAGATGGGTGTCGATTCGGCCAACATCCTGCGCGAAGCTCAGCGCAACGCCCTGAAGGCGACGATGAGCAACGTGGAGCTCCGCAAGTACGAGTACGACGAGGAGATCAAGCGCATCGAGGCGCTGAAGAACCGTCGCGAGGAAGAGACGTTCAACCTGCTGGCCACAACCAGCATGACCACCGAGCAGTTCCTGCAGCAGATGTCCATCATCGACACCTCCACTCAGGAGATGCGTCAGGCTGCGCTGCTGAACTTCCAGACCAACTCGCGCACCCAGCTGCAAATGCTGGCTGACGAGTGGTCCAAGGCAACACAGGCGATGGATGGCGCAACGGCACGCTGGGCGTCATCGTTCACCGATCGCCTGGTGGACATGCTCGCTGGCGGCTCGTTCAAGTTCAAGGAGTTTGCCGCCGGCATCGCTCGTGACATGCTTGGTATCGTCATCAAGAAAGGCTTTGGTGACATGATTACCAGCGCCTTCGGCTCGTTCGGTGGAAAGATGACCGAGATGCTGGGTCTGGGCGGCAGCGCTGCCGGCGCAGCAGGTCAAGCCACTCAGACTGCGGCCGTCACCACGGCCATGACGACTATGACCGGCGCAACAACCGCCGCGATGACTGCCGTAGCAACCGACATGACTGTCGGCATGACAACGATGACAACGGAACACACGGTCGCGCTCACAACGATGACGACAGAAACGTCGATCGCCATGACAACGATGGCGCTCGAGACTTCTGCCGCAATGGCCGCAATCGCCAGTTCAGCAGGCGCGAGCCTGTTTGGCTTTGCAGACGGTGGCGTGATGACGAGTGCCGGCCCGCTTCCGCTCAAGGCGTATGCGAACGGCGGCATTGCCAACAGTCCGCAGCTCGCTCTGTTCGGCGAGGGTCGCATGCCTGAAGCCTACGTGCCGCTGCCTGACGGTCGTTCCATCCCTGTGACGATGTCCGGCATGGGCGGTGGCAGCAACGCCATCATCAACATCACGATCAACAACGACGGCAGCGGCTCGTCCGACGCCCAGGGCGACAACGTCGAAACCTGGCGCGAGATGGCCCAGCGCGTGCGCGGCGTCGTGATGGAGGAGCTGGTTTCACAGCAGCGCCCTGGTGGCGTGCTTTACCGATAAGTCACGGATGACACAATGACACGACCGACATTCTCATGGCGCCCCGAGTGGGACTCGCAGCTGTCCGAAGAGCCTGACATCACAATCACGAAGTTCGGCGACGGCTACGAGCTCCGCACTCCGAAGGGCATCAACAACCGTCCCGAGAAGTGGAGCCTGACGTTCTCGCGGACGACGACTCAGTTTCCGGATGTGCTGGCGTTCGTTCGGGCTCGCAATGGCGTGCAGAGCTTCTACTGGACGACGCCACTGGGCGAGACAAAGGTCTTCGTGTGTCGGACGTGGAAGCTGTCCCGAAAGCAGGGTCACAACGTCATCTCGCTGGATTTTGAGCAGGTGTTCGAAGCATGAGCATTCGTCAGGAGATTCAATCGCTGGCGCCTTCCGCGCTGCTGGAGCTGTTCATCCTCGATACGACGAACATGCCTGGCGGCTCGGTGATGCGCTTTCACGCCGGCACGAACGGACTGTCTCAGCCGGTCGTGTGGCAGGGGCAGACCTACGAACCTCTGCCGATTGAGGCGACGGGGTTCGACGTGACCACCAAGGGCTCGGCGCCTCGCCCCAAGATCAAGATCGCGAACGTCAACGGGCTGCTGTCGGCCTCGGTAAAGTCCTTCAACGACTTCGTGGGCTGCAAGCTCACCCGCAAGCGCACGTTCGCCAAGTATCTGGACGAGGAGAACTTCCCCGCTCGCCGCAATCTGCTGACGCACACGTCCGCGCCGACTGCGAACACCTGGGTCAACAACGGCCTGACCATCATCGGAACAACCGAAAGTGCGCCTGACGGCAGTCTGACCGCCTCGCTCACCAGCCAATTCAACGCGACTCGGTACACCGGCGTGCCTGGTCTTGCCGGCGCCAAGTACACCTACTCGCTGCACGTCAAGCCGGAGAACGACAAGCTGCCTGTTCGCATCTACGTGGATGGCACATGGGGCGCCGGCGGCGCATTCACCGCCGCGTACGTGGACATTGTGCCGCTCACAGGTCAAAAGAGCGTGGCTCAAGGCGCCGTCAGCGCGTCTGGAGTCGTGCCGATGAACGACGGCTGGTATCGGCTCTGGATGACGTTCACGCCGCAGACGGCCGGCACCATCAACTGTCACATGTACCCGATCTCCGACCAGTACCACCGCTGGTATGGCTTTCAGCTCGAGGACGATGTGCTGACCGACTACCAGGAGATCGGACAGAGCTTTCGTCGCAACGCGACCGCCGACCCCAACCAGTACATCGCCGACGACATCTGGTTTGTGGAGCAGAAGGTCAGCGAAAACCGCTACGTGATCGAGTTCGAGCTGTCCTCGGCCTTCGACCTGATGGGCCACCAGCTGCCCTCGCGTCAGATCATCCAGAACAGCTGCCCGTGGCGCTACAGAAGCGCCGAGTGCGGCTACGCCGGCGCACCCTTTGACGCTAACAACAACCCCGCGACACCGCTGACGGACGTATGCGCCAAGACACTGTCGGCATGCCGGATTCGATTCGGCACACAACCCGTGCGCTTTGGCGGCTTTCCGGGAGCGGTGCGTGGAACTCAGTGACGAGCTGACTCGAGCCATGCGTGAGCACGCGCAAACGTGCTACCCGCGAGAGGCGTGCGGTTTCGTCATTGGTGTCGGCAAGAAGGCAGTCTTCATGCCGGCCCGCAACGGCGCCGAACAGCCTGGTGAGCAGTTCTTCATCAACCACCACGACTACGCCGCCGCAGAAGACGCCGGCGAAATCCTGGCCATCTGGCATTCGCACCCCGACACCACGCCTGATCCATCGGAGCTCGACCGCGCCGGCTGCAATCTCACGGAGCTGCCCTGGCTGATCTCGGGCATTCGAAGAGGCGAGGGCGGTTTCGAGCATGCCGGTCCGCAGCTGCTGACGCCCGACGGCTGGCGAGCCGATTACATTGGCCGACCCTATGTGTTTGGCACTTTCGATTGCTACTCGCTATTGACGGACTTCTACGAGCGCGAGTTCCGCATCAAGCTGCATCGGTTTCCCGAGCTTCGCATCAACCAGTGGTGGAACCAGGGCTACGACATTCTGGGCGATCACTGGGCGTCCCAAGGTTTCATCGAAGTCACTGACGGTACGTTTAAGCATGGCGATGCGCTGGCCATTGCAATGAATTCGGATGTGGCAAATCACGTTGCGGTGTATGTCACGGGTGATATAATTCTTCACCATCTCGTGAATCGCCTGTCGAGACGCGAGACATTCGGGCCTTACTGGTACTCCAGGGTCAAGTTACATCTGAGACACCGCACGAAATGCTGACAAAAGTTCGCCTCGATGGCGTCATGGGAAAGAAATTCGGAAAGGACTGGGAGTTCGAAGTCTCCAGTCCTGCCGAAGCGCTTCGCATGATCGAGGCGAACAAGCCTGGGCTGCGCCGCTGGGTCGTCGAGAACATCGAGACCTACAACGCCTACCGCGTGACGTGCGTCTATGAGGACGACCACGAGGAAGACCTGTCGGACGAGTCGTACCAACTGATCCGCAAGAATCTCAAAGAGATTCGATTCACGCCCACCGTGGCCGGCGCAAGTGGCGTGGCCAAGATCATTGTCGGGGCGATCATGATCGCCGTTGGGTACTTCGTGCCTGGCCCCTGGTCGCCGTACCTGTACAAGATCGGCGCGGCGCTCATTTTGGGTGGCGTAATCGAGGCGCTCAGCCCTCGCCCCAAGACTCAGAACAACGACGAAGGCAACGAAACGTCCTATTACTTCGATGGCCCTGCCAACACCGAGAAGCAGGGCGCTCCGGTTCCGCTCGTCTACGGTCGAATGATGACTGGCTCGCACACGATCTCGGCCTCAATTTCTGTCGATGAGGTTCCCGTCTAATGAATGAGGCAAAAGACTCCCTACGGTCCAAAGCGACGCTGACCCTGCTCGATCTGATCGGCGAAGGGCCGATCGGTGGGCTGGTCAACGGCCTGAAGTCGGTGTACCTGAACGAGACGCCTCTGGAGAACCCGAACGGCACGCGCAACTTTCAGGGCGTGACGGCCGACTTTCGCAACGGCTCCAACGACCAGTCGGTCATGCCGCTTTTTGGCAACTATGTCGAGGCTCCGTTCAACGTCGGCGTCAACGTCAAGAAGGACTTGCCCTACACCTTCACCGTATCCAATCCGAACGCGGACGCGATTCGAGCCATCGTGACATTGCCCGCGCTCACCGTCACAAACGGCGACAACGGCGACATCAGCGGCACCACGGTCCAATACAAGTTTGCCATCTCCACCAACGGTGGAGAGTTCATCGACGTTGCGGCCGGCACCGAATGGTCAGATGCTGCAAACGCCTGGTCGCTGCAAAGCGGCTACGAGACCGCCAGCGCTCCGGGTGCTGTCGGATTGCACGTCACGATCAAGGGCGCGACAACCAACTGGGAAACCTACGGTTGGATCGACGTTCAGGCTCAAGAGTGGACTGGGTCGGCATGGGTAAACCTGTCCGGCGTAAAGCGGCTGAACATCAGTTACTACAGCTACGGCGACGAGTATGGCTACGGGATGGTCAACAACTCCGAGACGTACAGCGTCCAGTCGAATTATTCGATGGTCCGATTCGTGATCGTCGGGCGCTCGAGCAACGCCTTCACGATCGAGCGCGGCGAAGTTCGTCGCAACAACGCCACGCCGACCATCACCGTCTCAGGCAAGTCGCGTTCGCGCTACCAGCGAGCCCACATCCTGCGAATCACCCCTGGCGCGTCGTCCGTGCGAATTCGCATGACCCGAATCACCGACGACGCCACGAGCGCACTCCTGCAGAACGAGACGTACTTGGACTCGTACGCCGAGATTGTCACGCTCAACATGAACTACCCCAACTCGGCATTGTTCGGGTTGAGGATCGACTCCCAGCAGTTCAATCAGGTGCCTTCGCGCTCATACCTGATCGACGGCCTGTACATTCGCGTCCCGTCCAACTACGACCCCGTAGCTCGCAGCTACTCGGGCGTTTGGAATGGCTCGTTCAAGTGGGCGGTCTCGAACAACCCCGCCTGGGTCATGTTCGACGTGCTGACGAATTCCCGCTACGGACTGGGCAACTTCATCAGCGACACCCAGGTCGATAAGGCGATGCTGTACACCATCGGTCGCTACTGCGATCAGCTCGTGCCCAACGGTCTTGGCGGGGTCGAGCCGCGCTTCGTGCTGAATGCGGTCATTCAGAACCTTGCGGATGCCTACAAGCTCGTCTCCGACATCGCATCCGTGTTCCGAGGCATGGGCTTCTGGGACGGCGGCATGGTGCAGTTCACTCAGGACGCTCCGTCCGATCCGGTGATGCTCTACAGCTACGCCAACGTGATCGACGGCCAGTTCAACTACACCGGCAGCGCTCGCAAGGACCGTCACAGTGTCGTCCATGTGACATGGAACGACCCGAACGACTTCTACCGCCAGAAGATCGAGTACGTTGAAGACCCGGAGCTCGTGGGTCAGTACGGCGTGAAGAAGCTCGACACGCTGGCTTTTGGCTGCACATCGCGT